TTCATCTTTCTTGACTATATCAGAAGAAATTCCCCCAAGGTCGAGTTTTTGTCCCTTGAGCGCACGCCCAAGGGCTTTTTGTAGCGCCATAGCGTCCTGAAAGGACGCGGTCTCAATATGAATATCCACTCCTGAAATATTCATACCTTAACCCATCACTCTGTCGGCATTGGAGAACACAATCACGTAAATGGAGATTGCCTGTTCGGTATCCCCCTCGACGTTTTCTTTCCCGCCTGGCATTTTCTGAATGACTCCACCGCTCATGGTATATACCTCATTGGTAATGTTTCCCTTACCATCGCCCGAGCGTTTAATAAACTCTCCTGAAATCAGGATGAACGCGGGCGGGTCATTGATATATTCCTGCATACGGGAGGCAAGGTATTTATCGTCAGCCGTTCCGCGAATTACGCGAATCGTGACGTTTACCTGTTTTCCCGTAGAGTTATACGCATAGATTGCGTTACCGTTTTTACCCTGCTTGAGTTCAACAAGGTTATTCGGCGCTTCAATATTGACAACGTCTCCGGTTGCGAAATCAGTCAGCATCCGCGAATCCAGTATCGTTGTATCTTTTCCAGTAAGTGCTACGCTCATTTAATTTCCTTTCCCTTGAAGGGTTAAAAAGCCCGCCGAGTGACGGGCCGCTGTTTTAGCTTTCAATCATCACGGACACATCGGCCGAATGAATTGCACCGGCGTCTTTACACGCTATGTACGTCGCCGGAGCCTTTCGCGCATTACGGTCTCCCTGCGGTTGCGAAGCAATCGGCAAGGAATAAATGAAGTACCCAAATCCGGCAATGTTCCGGTCATGATCCTCGGGGTTACCAAAACGGGTCGAGGAATTCCAAGTACCGGGCGCGAATACGCCTGCTTGTACGAATTGCTGAAGGACTTTCCGGTATGCGCCTTTCAGTCCGTTCATGCCTTCCTCGGTCTGTGGGATCTTTGTATTAGTCGTTGCCAGAAAGTTAAACCCGGCAATGGTAATACGGAGTTTCAGGGCAAGCCGGGAATAAATCTGGTCGAAGAACTGATTTGCCCCGGAGGTAAAGACTTTCGGAACGCCAAAGTCTCCGTAAAAATCTACACCGGCATTTTTGCAGTCAGTCAGAATCGTTTGATTCATACCCGGATCCCCTACAACGCCCGTTATGTCTTTCCCGTGCATTGTGTGAGCGGTATTGAATCCCGCGAAATCAATCGAAAGTCCCCGTCCGGCATACCCCGCGGCGAAGTCAAACGCATCATCTGCCGATGAGGAATAAAAAAGACATCGGGTATGGGTAAGTCCTGCATTCAATATAGTGGTAAACACGCCCTTGATATCGGCAGCGGTAGGAGAGCCTACAATCCACAATTTATCCATAGTCTGTATTGTTTTCGCGGTTTCCAAGAATAAAGCGTCAGCCGGTTTATCTGTCGAGATAATCCCGAAGAAAGGCACAATACCGGAAGCCCTCAAGATCGCGTCTTTCAGGCGTTCCGTTCCTGTTGCCGCACCGGTTGCGTGTCCTGCCAGTTTCAGAGAGGGGGAAATATCGGTTGCGGCGGCAGAACCTACAGTCAGCGCGGAAGTTGCCCCGGTTGTTTTTGATACAAGGGTTATGTTTGCCGCCGTCAATTCGCCGGTAACTTCTATGGTTGCCCCAGCAGTGCCCAAAGCCGTAGGATTGAGGGAAGCGGTAGCAAGCAGAAGCGAAGAGCTATCAATCGAGCCAATAACGATATCAGCGTCGGCCGCGCCGTCAATAGCAAGGCTAATTTTGTAATCCGTAGCCTTTAGCGCGGTAAGGTCTACCGGGCCGGTTCCTAAAACGGTTGCTGCACTCGCGGGAGCGGAAGCCTTCCGGGGGATAATAACCAAATAGCCACCCGCCGACATAATGTTAGGGGACTGGCTAAAAACTTGTACGGCGATTCGATACGCGTCCGAGCTTGCGCCGAAATCGTCAGCGACACCGTCTGGTCCGTTATATATTCCGTAATCCCCGTAATTAGTGGGGATGGGAACTTCATCAGCGAAAAAAGCGAGCGCGGAGGTATTAACGTCCGCGAGTCCTCGCAGTGCCGCCAAAAGCGTCACCTGGATAAAATTGGAAATACTAAGTTTCCCTGACATTGTTTATGCCTCCGTGTTAATAATCGGCGCGGTAAACTTGTCAATCATAGTTTCCGCGACGGTCTTTATATCAATATTAGATATGATAACCGGTATTCGGTAACGGCGCAAGGCTGAGCTACCTTCGATAGAAGAGAGGTCTAGCGTTGGACCGGCTATAAAAATCGAGCAATTAGCGTCTTCAGCGGCTCTCACGGCGATAGAAGAACGGAGTGCCATGGGTATTTCGTTCTTTCTGTCGGTTGCCTCTTGCCCGAAGCCACAGAGCTCAACCGCGAATCGCTCATGAGAGGACATCGACATAGTTTCTGTATTTAAGGTGAAGTCTTTTTTAGAGACGATCCCAACCATGCCCGATTGGCCGTCGTAGTCGATTAAAATGTATGGGGCCTTATCCTTGGGAGCGTCAAAAAGTTCATTTTTTAATATGATTCGATTGGCGGGAATTCCCGTATAAGCTGCGAGTATTCTTCCTAAAACTTGACCGCATTGGGTTATAGTCATGTCGTTAAATACTCCTGTGGCGTGTCTCCGGAATACGCTTCCGTAGCCTCATACCGCCGGTATCCGGCTTCATCCCACGCCTGCACGGAATCAATACGGTAAGAAATTCCCGCAACTTCTATCTGGTCATCGATTTTAAGCAAGCGATTAGAAGCCTTTGTTAAAACGGAAAACCATTTCCATGCCCGCTGATCTTCCGGCTTGCGGTTGACGCGCTCAGGTGAAAGCGGCTGAATCATGATATCCATCATGATATTTTCAGCCGTTTGCTTCACTATGAAATCAATAACATTTTTAGTCGTTACGCGGACAAAACGCCTTCGTGTCCATCCGCGAAACGCCCCGGAAACTATCGGTATGCTCATTTATTACTCGAAGTATCCGTTAATTTGAACCTGACCCCTGATTTCCTGTGAAGCGGTTGCAGTCCCCAAAATTACCTTTGCGATAATCGAGAAATATTCACCGCCATGAACAACGAGCGGAACATCATAATTGCGGTCAATCGTGTTTGCCTGTTGACCAACCAACGCACCTACCACCCACGAGGTAATACCAAGAGGAATAACGCGCCTTACCTTTACACCTACAAGGTCTTCGGTTCCCGCCAGAGTGTCAGCCGTTGCTCCGACGCCAACCGCCCACTGTATGGTTGTCGGAGTCGTTCCGACTGCCGCGCCCTGATTGAAAGCGTCAAGAGTCACGCCCCTGACAATCAGTGTGCTTCCAATTGGTACAAGGTATTTCATAATGTGAAAATCGGTATCAGCTCCGGCAGGCGCTCCAAAACGGAACTGCCCACCAAGCCCCGCAAAAGATCCTGTAGTATTTACAAGTGAAGCCGCCGCGATTGCTGTAATTGCTCCGCTATTTACCCAGTTTGCAGTCTGACCAGCCGCCGCTCCGGAAGGAACCTGATAGGAACCTGCCCCCATGCCACCCTTACACGTAGGCCATAGGCGATTTAGATCTGCGCCACCATTACTTACCTGAATTGCTGATATTTGAAGTTTGATAACGCTTGCAGGAATTACCGCACCGTTATATGTTCTGGCCGCATATTGACACTGTACCAAGCCGAGAGGACCAAATAAAGCAACAGGAACAGATATCGAACCCATAAGGTTTCCATTAAGCCAGAAATGTACGATATCCTGGCACACTTCAATTACGGTATCATAAACACTTCCGAAAGCAGGAAGGGCAAACTCGACGTACTGTTCAGAAGAGTTATTGCAAATAACGCCGCGCATGACTCCGTTTATAATTCTGAAAAATACACCGTCAGTAATTGCCGCGATTGCCGAGGATGCGTTGAAGTATCCCCATTCTGCAACCCAGTTAGCGACCGGTTGCGCCGTCCATGCAAGGGCGGTCTCTATATACAAGGCGTTTGCTTTGTACCACTGAAAAGTTCGGCACGTTCTGAGCATTGACCCTGAGTTTATGGTATTGAGTCCCGAGCTATTTAATTCATACCGGTTAGAACCGACAACAACGGTCTGAGAAACCGAAAGTCTGGTTGTCCAGATTGAAGAGTTGAGCGCTGTTCCTATGGGATAGTCTGAAAACAGAATAGAATCACATTCTGTTCTAATACGATAATCTTCACTGACCTCAAGTTCTCTCATGAGCCGGTTACCGTTGGGATATTTACCTTTTTCGGAAACCATCGCGGCGAACCCAGCTTTGTCGGATTCTTGCGTTTGTGCTACAAGAGCCTCGCCATCAGAGTTTACTTTAAGCCCGTTTAATTCTACGCTATTACCTATCGTTACCATATCATTCCCCCGAAACTATTATTCTAACATCATACACGCCGGTTGCCCCGTCTTTCGCAAATCCATATATGTCGAAACCGACGCCCGCCGTTCTCGACGCTTCCCCGCATTTTATATCCTGAATTGCAACTTCTTCCAGCTTTGAAGTGAAAAAAACCTGCAAAACTTTTGTATTCGTCATATTGGCGTAAGGAACCGAAACGGTTTTATACCCGCCAGAAGTTCCAAAGTCTAAAGTCGTGTTTAATGTTGCCAAAGTAATTACCCCCGGAATTCCTTGTATCCCCTGTATTCCTTGCGCGCCTGTTAATCCGGTGTCACCTTTAACGCCTTGAATACCTTGTAACCCTTGAAGCCCTTGTATGCCTTGACTTCCAGTATCACCTTTAGATCCTGTATCTCCTTTTAAGCCCTGAGACCCGGTATCACCTTTAAGCCCTTGGATACCTTGAAGCCCTTGTGATCCCGTGTCGCCTTTTATTCCCTGAATTCCCTGTATGCCTTGGTCACCTTTAGATCCTGTATCGCCTTTTATTCCCTGAGTTCCTGTATCACCTTTAATTCCCTGAATACCTTGTAACCCTTGCGGTCCAGTCAAGCCAATCGGTCCTTGAATGCCTTGCGGTCCTGGAACTGTAGAAACGAGCGCGTCCAAAAAATCCTGTTCACTTCCAGTGTTTCCCTCAGCAAGCCAAACCATATATGCGCTTGCCCCTGACTGTCCGGTATCGGAAGCAATAACCTCGACGACATCGTCGGGCGTATCAATATTAAGTATGGTCCCTATCGCCTGAACAATTACACTCATAGGGTTTCCACCTCAAAAAATCCTTCCAGATAAGGAACCGGCACACTGTTTTCCGTCATTATCATGTGCCACGCATGCCGGCCAACAGAGAGAAGTGCAGAGTTTTCAGCGGTAATGGTATAATGTACATAAGTTTTTTCGGTAATGGCATCGTAAGATACGGTTGTTCCTACGGGAAAGGCGTCAACGGTCGCCGTAAAGGTGTTTGCAGAAATATCTCCGGGATGCACTGTCATGAAGGTGCGCTGGTAACCTTTGATTACTTTTTTGACATTAAGATTACCAACACTGCGCGAACCGATATCTGCCATAGGTTCCCCTTTGTTATCAGTGTAATGGCTTATTGTTTATCGGTCAACCTCATACGTTACTGACTTTCTCAAAAGACCCGTGTCGATCAATGGCGCGTCCCCGCCCTTCTTGTGTGCTATGGTAGGATCTGCATTTTCTTGCCACGTACCAAACCCGTTAGTATCGAAAGCTTCTTGTATTTTTGCCTGTCCCGCGATTCCGATATCCTCAAAAATCGCCTTTATGTCTCCCGATTTAATATGTTCTTTCGCTTTACCCTCGACGTATGAAGCAATTTCTTTTTGCTTCAACTCAAGAGGCATACGAATAAAAGAACGTTTCGGAGGTCTATCAGGAACCGACACTGATCCGAATTCGTTGTATGCCCCATATTCCGCGACGGACTGCCCGTCCGGGGCTTTCGCGTCCTTAAATACGCCGATATCGACTGAATGTTTCCCTTTCAGCCCCTTTATCAGCTTTTCAAGTCCGGAAAAATCCCCGGTTATCTCGGATTGTCCGTCGCGGATATTAAAGGACATACGCGGTAGCCACGCCCAAAGCGAACGCCAAACAGAAAATAAAGCCCCAGCGATACGCCCGAAGCTCGAGATTTTTATTTCGAAGGATCTCGGTCATTTCATCAGTCCAGTAAATCTGCCCGGCTTCACGGTAGCCCTTTTTGAACGCCTTCGATGATTTCTTGTTCAAGGATTCGTCCCCCCTGCAACTGTAAATACCACGCCACCAAGGTACGGACTCGAAAGCATAAGGAACTTCTGCCCGTAATACGTCGACGCGAAAATACTTTCTTTCATCCAGTCCGGTATATCAACCGACTCGGAAACCCCGTCAGCTCCCCGGCTATTTTGCAAAAGCCGTGTCTGGCCGCCTGAGTCCGCAGCGTCAATATCCATAACCAGAAAATGTGCGGTCAAGTAATGTTCGCACAAGATCCCGATCTGTGGTTTATCTGACGGGTACAAATCGAAGTTAAAGAGCGCGTCTTTCTCGGCTATCGCGTTCGTTATATCCGAGTCCATAACGTCCGGGACGGCAGAGCCAAACGTGAAATTACGGGCGAACTGTGCCTTGAATGAGGCGAGGGTTACGTTGGGCATTATACGGTTGCCTTCGGTTGTGTTCCTGCAAAATTGTTTCTTGCGGAACAATGAAAATGAGAAATGGCAGAAAGAATTTCATCACTATAATGCTCACTCATATCCATTTCTGACATTATAAAACCATTGCATATTTTATATGCGACAAGCAAACCAAGGTCAGTGATAAAATATTTTATATATTTTATCATTTTTCAGCCCTTGGCGGTCTGCCGGGTTTTTTGACGGGTGTTTCTAGAGTATCGTCGTTCTTTTTTTCTCCAAGCGAAGGGGCAACTAAACCGAGTTCTTTTGCCTCAACGGTATCCTCTCTTTCTTTGACGGCCTTCTCCCTCTTTTCCACGTTCGTGATCCTGTCGCGCAAAGACTGCTCTTCACGCGCCAAGGTAGCCGACGACATTGTCGCGGGACCTGCGGGCGCAATGTCCTGCGGATATCCATTAATGAGCCGTAGCGCTGCAATTTCGGTCATCTCGACAGAATCCGTCGGCTGAAGGGTAATGTCCTCGCCTGCGGCGTTTTTTACCGGCCAGCTCCGTTTTCCTTTATTGGTCACGATCATTGTTTTTTCTTCCACTTGTTACTCCTTAAATTAATTGTACTATATATTAAAGCGGTACGCCATACCTCTCGGGAGCTAAATAAACGCCTGAATATTCTTGCATTTCTACTTTCACGCCTCGCCCTCGAGCAAGGCCGATCAGGTAAAATAAATAATCACGCTGCCCCCCATATTCCCAATCAGCCAGCATATCGACCCCGTGAAGCGCAATATCAGTATACCCCAGCTTAATGGCATAGGCGAGCATCCACGAAATAGATGAGGGGAATATCTCCCCGAATTCTTCTATAAGTTCACGGTACGGTAAAATTTCCCCCGTCTCACCCCAAGCCGTAACTACTTTATCCATTATCCCCGAGAGTCCCGGCTCCCAAATATCAGGGAAGTGTAACTGGAAAACTTTTTCGCACGGCTCGCATACCGTCGGCCCGTCAAAATACGCGGACGAAACTATCCACCGTTCCCGAGTCGCGTCCTGTACGCCTGCTAAAAAACGGCTCCCCCGGCCAATGATCGATAATGGTCTCATATGGGTAGTATGTATCAAGACATAAAAAAAAGCCACCCTTGCGAGTGGCTTTCCCTTAACAACGATTTTTTAGGTCGTCGCGGTCTTGTCGAAGTACAGTACTTCGCGCGGGCGATTAACCATAACACCGGAAAACTGGCCGTATGCAAGCTGTTCGAAATCGAATCCGTTCAGCGTGTATGCCTGGTTCATGGTGATGTCTACGGGAATAGTCAGCTTGAGCGTTTCAGGATCGTTCCTGTAAAGAACATAGCGATTTTTTACCGCAGGATTAAGCGTTGACTGAGCATAGGTCAGCGGAAGAATCCTGAAACCATCGTTGCGAGTCATTTTCTTAAGAGCATTCTCCAAATATTCCAGTTTGGAAATATTCGGATATGTCGCGCTTGCAGCCGAAGCCATGCCCAAATAATCCGCCGTTGGCATAACCAACGTATCAGGATTATCACGGGTATAGTTGCTATTGGCATAATACGCGGTCAAAAGGCCCTTAACGAAAGTCTGGAAGTTCGCATCGGAAAGACCAGAGATATCGTTATTGATCAGCGTAGTATTGATATTAACCGACGCGTTGGTCAAGAATCCGGTCAGCGTGGTATCTCCGGGAAGACCAATGAAGGCCAGTTCCTGAATCCCCAAATCCCAGTTCTTTTTCAAGCTACGGAGTTTTGCTTCCACAGGATCCCAATTTCCGACGTTTGCGGCTTCGGCAATCTGCGCGATATTCCATGTCGCTTTCTTTTTCCATGTGCGCACGGGCATACGGATCTGAGAAAGTGCGGTATCGACAGTAGCCGTCCGACTTCCACCCGAATTGGTTACGCCTTCAGCAAAAGAGCCGCCTTCGTAGAATTCGAGATTCTGGACGACTTCAGACTTCCATGCGGCTTCACCGACATCGACAGGAATATAGTCTTCGACAGATACTTCGTAAAATATCTGCTTAATGACCTGAGCACGGATAAACGACATCGAGTCAATCAGGTATTTGAAGCCTGACGCTGCGACGTCGATATCACCAGAAGAGTTGAAAAGGGGCAAGCCCTTGACAGTAAGTCTTGACATTATATTTCCCCCTTTCCTTAAGTTGTTCCGGCAGTTACGGCATCGTTCTTGAGATAGATACGTATGATATCGCCGATTCCGGCTTTATCAAGAGTATATCCAAGATATGCCTTGGTTCCAATTGCCTGTACACTTCCCGGAGTTGCAACAACACCGGAAACTTTCACGCCGCGAGTGAGAGCCGCGGCAGCTTTCAGGTACATTACTGCCCCTTCGATAGCCACCTCAACGGTGTCACCAGGCGCAAACGTTGCCTGTTTCAGAGACCGGCGAACGGTTCCGAAAATCGCCTGTACTTCGGTTGTGCGCTTATCGACGATAGGATCACCGGCAAGATCGGACGCGCCAAGGTCTACAAGGCGAATCGTTTCACCGGGTATAAGGTTTCCCGTCCCGTTCGGATTATACCGAACCGAAATGATGCTTTCCGCACCGAAAAAGTTTAAGGCGATATCGCCGACCGCTTTCCCGGGCTTAAATTGATTGACGTTTGTATCAACAGCCATTTATTTTTTACCCCCCTGCTTTACGGGCAAACTGTAACGAGCATGACCACGCGCCAAACGATCGGCTTCCGTGTCCATTCCTTCACCGCGCGGGTCAAAGCCAGTGTCTTTTGACGCAGCATTCTTGAGCGCGGTGTTAACCTGTCTTTTTGCTACAGAAGAAGCGCTGTTTGACAGCTGCTTTTTCTCGTCAACAGAAGCCTCGCCCTTGGTATCCGTCGGCGCTTCTGCATTCTGCAAAGTATCGGCAGCCTCAGCGCCTGCACCGTATGCGGCGATAAGGTCAGCAACCTTTACCTTGGTTCCGTCAGGCAAAGATACTTCGTCTTCCGGAGTAAGTGTCTGAGCTTCGCCACCCGAGGCGCCTTGGCTCATTTGATATTTTTCGATGAGTTCGTACAAAGGAACCGGAGTTCCATTGACGTCGACGCTTGTATCGTCGTTCACCAAAACAGGTTTCTGTTCGCCACCCGCAGCGGCTTCCGGTTTCTTTTCCGGCTCAGGCTTTGCGGGCATTGCCGCGTTAGCCTTCGGTTTAATTCCAAAAAGACCCATTCCAGGCCCTCCTTTACTATTTGCTAAAATCCGTGACCCTTCGTATCGGGGTCTTGGGACTATTGCCATGTGCATATATTTTCCGTTTACGACTTCGCGGTCGTATTCTAACTCATGCCAAATTCCCCCGGTATGATCTTCATCGGGTTCATATGCGCACGATACGGAAAAACCTTTTTCAATTGCGTTCTGTGCGTCTTCGTCCCATACGGACATTTCGACCCACTGCCAGCCATCATCTCCCCATGCAGGAATAGTCGTCACAATACCAGCCGCCGGGTTTGATCCTATGTCTTCAAAGTTAAACGCGGTTTCTTTGTCCTGATCATTGTGGTGTTCAGGAACGAAAATAACCGGGCAATTACGAAAAGACGGACCCATATTATCCAAAGCCTCTTTCGAGACAAGGACAACGCCCTGATCTTGATCTTGATATGACATAATGCCGGGTTCGATAAACCGGACCTTATAACTCTTGGGATTAGCCATTAAAGTAGTTTCACTTGTTTTTCTTGAATTGTCAATAACGCTCAAAAAGGCTTGCAATATATTAATATATGGTATAAAATTAAAATAAAGGACGGATAAAATATTTATGAACTTACCAGTAAATTACGAAGAACTTTCAATTCCTATGCGCCGTGAGGTAAGAGAAGAATATATTCGCAGACAAAAAGGACTTTGCTCTTTTTGCGGTGAACCTTTAAACGGAGACCCAAGGACAGATATAAAATCAAAAAAAATAACAGTAAGGCGTTTCCCTGAAAGCTTTTTTAAGTGGCCTGTTCATTTACATCATGACCATGATACCGGAATGACTAAAGGCGCTGTTCATTGTTATTGTAACGCGGTTTTGTTTGAATATTACGGAGAATAACTACTCCAATACCCAAACAGGACTACACCTACACCCATAATCTTCCCCAGGATGACCGCGACGCCCTGTTTTAGCGTCAACTATCGGGGGATCGTCTACCGAATGGATTGTGCCTTGCAGTTCTTTATGTTCCGGGCGAACTCGGATATCATGCGACGTTGACCAGCGATATCGCCTAACTCCTGCCGAACTTGCGCGATTCATCGAGAATTTACTAAAAAATAGGGAAGTTTCCTGACGGGCGAGAAACTCGGCCTTATTCGCGGATACGCCCCATTCGCTCATGATCATATCAGTTAAGGATTCGTCACTCTCGGACGTTTGATACCTTTCAACCATATCACGGAGTCGGGTTATTTGTTCCGGGTTCCAGTTTTTTACGTTCAGTTTTTGGGAATCGTTATAATCCCGGCGCAATTTCTCAGCGGTACGGCGGTCAAGAGTAGGACGGGTTCCGATGGGAAACGTTTCCGCGATATCCTGATCCATAGCGAAAAGTGGTAAATCCATTGAAAAAGATAGTGTTTTTATGGTTTCATCAACCTTCGCGGACATCGCGTCAATCTGCTTATTAATCTTGTCAACAAGAGACTTTCGGTGTCCCTCGGCCTTAAGAGCCGCGACCAATACGTCAGCCGGCGCGTGAAATATAACGCGCCATGTGCCTGACCGCTTGTCGAACGTAGCGAACCGGGAAAGCTCGCGCGAAATAGCGACGTTATACGTTCCGGAAAAAACACCCTGAGCATATTTGATCTTACCCTTATTGATTGCCGCAACCAAAGGCGAAGGGGACGCATTGTTTAACTGTTTCGGTATTAAATCCAACAAAGGAGCAAAGTACGCGTCATAAAAAACTTTGCGGAGGTGTTCGTCAGTTTCGGAAAAATACGATGGTTTAACGCGGAGCATCTTTTCTGCCATTAAGAGCATTCTTCACCGCGTCACGCGCAGCCTTAAAAACCTCAATACCTTTGTTTTCCTTCACCGGGTCAACCGACTGAGCGCCCCCCGGAGGAAGCGGGCGAGCCTGAAACTTAGCCGCCAAATCAGCGGATATAGTTTCACCTTTTGCCAGTTCGTCGCCTATCGCCTGACCGTCAGTAATAAGCCCGCGATCATAAAGCATACAAATCCGGTTTATTTCCGACGCTTTTATCTGTTCAGCTTCCAGTGCGGGCAGAGCCTTAAGCGGAGGGAATTTGAAACGGAATTCAGGAACATAGCCCCAAAGGTTCGCGCAAGCAAGCTCGATCATTTGTTTTATTTGCGGGCGCATTTTGGCTTGTATTTCTGACTGTACCATTTCGTTGTAATTATCAGCGTCACCCTCGCCGGTAGCATTAAGTCCGGAAGCGGACGTACCAAAAAGCTTTGTCATAGGGATACGCAAGGCCGAGGCAATGCCTATACGATTCTCGCGCATAACGTCAGCGAGTCCCGCAAAGGTCAATGTTTTCTGTTCGTATTCTTCCTCAGCATCCAAAACAAGGGCATTGATATAGCTCTTCACCTCATTGGCGGCTTTGATACGTGAGGCAATGGCGTTTGTGCCTCCCGCGGTTAAAAGCTTGTTTGCAAGGCCTTTTATCTTGTAAATATCGATCTTGGATTCGTCGAGGATTTCGTAAAGGACATCCTGAGTCTTAAGATAGTTGTTAAG